CAGGGCAGCAGGACAAGCCGGACAGGTATGCAGTATTTGATTCGATGTCGGCAGACTGGGGAACGGACGATTGCGAGGGGTTCAGATTTTACGCCATTCCGCAGGAGTATGAGTGCGCGGGAGGCTATTTTCCGGAAAAGATGCAGGTATATACATATTGTGTCTGCAAGCAGTACGAAGTTTCCTATCCGCTTGTGATTGCACTAATAGAGAGGGAATCGGGATATGTGTTTGACCGGATGGGAGACGACGGGAACAGCTTCGGCTACATGCAAATCTACGAAAGGTTTCACACGGACAGGATGGAAAGGTTGTCCGTCGATGACCTGTTGAATCCATACCAGAACGTGCTTGTCGGCATTGATTACCTTGCGGAGCTTATAGGAAAGTACGGAACAGAACAGGAAGCTCTTGCCGCCTACAATTACGGAGAAAGAGGAGCAAGGGAGCACCTATGGGATAAGGGCATATATGTGTATCCGTACAACAAGGAGATTACTGACAGGGCAAAACAGATCGAGGAGGGATGGAGCGGTGAAAAGGATAATTGAAAGTATAAGGCACATGCTGCGCGTCAAGGACTGTAGACATATTTGCTTGTTTTGCAGATATTTTGACATTTGCAGATCGGAATATGACAAGAATGCAGCGGAAGGGGGCGAAAGAAAATGAACATGAAATATGCAATGAGAAGCGAGGACACGGAGCAAATCAACGTCGTGTCATGGGCGAACTGGAATGTGAATCGTTATCCGGAGCTTAAGTGGCTGCACCATGTGCCAAACGGCGGCAGCAGGAATAAACAGGAGGCGATCAAACTCAAGCAGATGGGGGTTAAGGCGGGCGTATCTGATTTGTGCCTCCCATACCCGAAAGGACTGTACTGCGGATTATATATCGAAATGAAATTCGGCGACAACAGGCAGCAGACGACACAGAAAGAGTTCCTTGCGGACATGGCAGCAGCAGGACATTTCGTTGCGACATGCTATTCGGCAGAGGAGGCAGTCAAAGTCCTCGAGGAATATCTGAATCTTTCGGACAGGAAACACATGGAGAGAAACCAGAGAATGAGCATCCCGAACAACTGCATCCTTAAGAACGGCGAAGTCAAAGGAGGAACTTGATGATAACGGTTGGAGAGTTTCTTGAGAAAATTTACGATTCGGATAAGTTGAGAATCTTGCAGCAGGACACAGAGGTGTATGTCGGATATTACGGTTTATTAAGGTTTGAC